TAATTCGCACGTTGCCTTTTTCTTTCCCATTCTTATACATCGCGAATAAACCAAAAGTGAAATCTTCACGCATAATACTTAATAGGGATGTCTCTCAATTTTCAAATCAGAAAGTTCAATATGGACACCATTAAGAGCAGATGTGAGATCGATTCTCGTAAATCTCCCATGATAGTAGTGATCGGGAAGAAGGATACCGGTAAATCCTTCTTAGTTCGTGATATTCTGGCGAATACCCAGAGCTACTTCCCAGTGGGAACTGTTATTTCTGCAACCGAGCTTATGAATGAGTTTTTTCAGCATATGGTACCCTCTAAGCTCATCCACGACAAATACAAACCTGAAATCGTCCAGAATGCAATCAAGCGTCAGTATAATATCAAGTCCGCAAGAAATAACGACAAGAAAGCAAGAGGCGGTAATTCTAACATCGATCCTCGTGCGTTTTTAATTCTGGACGATTGCTTGTACGATAATTCGTGGATTCAGCAAGAGTCTACTCGATACATATTCATGAATGGCCGACACATTGATATGATGACTATAATCACCATGCAATATCCACTGGGTATTACGCCAAATCTTCGAACGAACGTTGATTTTATCTTTATTCTTCGCGAAACTATCACCAAGAATCGTCGTATTATCTATGAAAACTATGCTGGTATGTTCCCTACATTCGAAATGTTTTGTCAGTTTATGGACCAATGCACTGAAGACTACAATTGTATAGTCATTTGCAATGGCATTCAGTCAAATAAACTAGAAGATCAGGTGTTCTGGTATAAAGCATCTGATCATCCTCCGTTTCGTTTATGTGATGATAGTTTGTGGCATGATAACAAGCCATTTACAAGTGCAATGATGTCTCAGGACGATTACACGCCCGATTCGGTAAAGAAGAGGAATGCAGGTCCATGGGTCAATGTTAAGAAAACTGGTTAGTGCTTGCGAGTCTTCTTGGACTTCTTGCTCTTCTTGTGCTTGCGAGTCTTACGGCGACGGCGTCTGCGACCCTTTCCGTCCATGTCCATGTCGGCTGCTGGCTCATCCGCTGACGCATTCATTTTACCGAACATACCGGCTAGATCGTCAACCTCAGCTCGTAGCTGTTTATTGACCTGACGCTTTTCTGCAGCCACCTCTTTCTTGGCCTTTTCTTCCCCCATCACTTCTAATGCCTTGCGCTTGGCTGAACGCGGGCCGAGTGGCTCATCCATCATAACATCATCATCGCGCCCACGTTTGCTCATTTGTATATGCTATCTAAAAATAAATTATAGGTCACGAATACCACCCTCAGCCGGATGAACTGCAGTCTCTAGGGCATTCTCTAGAGCCTTAGAATCCTCTAGCGCCTTAGACTTACGCATCTCATTCTCAATGCGCTGATTCTTGATCTTTTCGGCCTTCTCTTCCTCGAAGAAAATCTCGCGATTAGCCTCATTCTCCTTATACTTTCGCATGAGCTCATTGAGTTCCTGCTCTGCATACTCAACTTCAGGCATAACGTGCTCCGAAGGATCCCAAGGTAGCCAGCATCCAACCTTACCCACATAGAGATTGTCGCGAGGGTAACGGCGCTGCATTACCTTAGCAAACATCTGGCACTCAGCAAGCTCAGAAAATACACGACGAACCTTTACGCCACGAACATTCGTACGGAAATCAACCTTCTCCGTGAACTGAGAATCAAGTTCCTTCTCATGCTTCAGCAAAAAGACCTGATACTGCTCGTGAATGTCAGTCTTCTTGATCTCAGCACTGTGGACCTTTGTGAAATTCTGAAGATCATTAAAAAGATCCTCAACCTTCAGGCCATACTTCTTGGCAAGGAACGAGTTATACTGCTCCATACCCTTGATCTTCCACTCGTAATCGAGCCACTCGACAAACTTTTCGTTAAAAAACTCTGATCGCTGCTTAATGACCTTCTCGGGTGAAAGAAATGAAATAATACAATAACGCTGAGTGGGAACCTCAGGGTCCTCATCTAGATAGTCAACTGGGCCATTCTCATCAACTTTAGGTAGTTCTTCACGAGGCATTTGTTTGAGTACATCGTATATGTTAAAATAGATATTTCAACGAACAATTACCTAAAGTTAGGATTCCAGTGTGTAATCTTTCCTGCTTTGAGGATCTTATCTAAGTAATTGTCGCACTTTTTAGACTTTTTACGTGCATCACCGAAATCGATAATGAATACTCTATCGCCAATCGCGATAAAATTTCTAGGCCATAAGTCTCGATATTCGATACCAGCAACATGATATAGAAACCATACAATGCTGAACATCCCTGAAAGAATATTTCCAGGAATGTCTTTGATCTCGTCGCCGTATAGATCGCTTACGCTCATCTCCTCAAGATCCTCCATCTCAATGTAGGTCTTATAGTCGGTGTCGTACACTTCAGGTGCAAGACCATAAGAGGCGGCTATGTTAAGAAGCTCGGCCTCGCGTCTCACTGCCGAGTACTTCTTAACTTTGAATCTTTTAATATAAGACATTCTTGTAGTCTTGAAAACAATGCCTTTTCACAATCCATTTTCCCGGTAATTTATAAATGGCAACAGCCCCTCGGTTACGAGCTGAATTGTTAGATCCAGAAATTGAGAGATCGAAGGTATACAATCCATTAAAGCCATCGAAGTCCCAAGATGTTGCAATAAAGATGAACGAGCCAGAAACTCGAAACAAAGGGGACGCCATCAGGCGTTTCGAGCTAGAGCGGGCATATGGTATGGGTCGTCGTCGAAAAACACGAAAATCTCGCAGGAAGGTTCGCCGAACAAGAAAGTATCGTAAATAATAATTTTTCTCCTTGTATCATTATAAAATGCCTGATAGCTCAACTGCCGGATCTTTTGATGTCGCCGATATTGTTACTCGCCTTGTCAAGTATGCGCTGGAGGGTCTAGCCGTCGCGGTGGCGGCCTACCTCCTGCCCGGCAAGGTCCTCAAGCTGTCCGAAATCGGCATGATTGCCCTAGTTGCGCTAGCCACGTTCGCCATCCTTGATATCTATGCGCCGTCCGTGGGTGCCTCCGCCCGCACCGGTGCTGGCTTCGGTATTGGCGCGAACCTCGTGGGCTTCCCCCGCGTGTAAACTTAGACACATACATCATATAAATATTAATGTCGCAAGCCGTTAGGTATAATGGCAAATGGCTTCAGGTTCGTCCAAAAGTGTATGAACCTGAGCGTCAAACTACAGAAATCGCGTGGTCTATGATCCGGAATCCATCACTAAAGCCCGAGGAAGCGTACAGAAATTGGTATAAGAAGGAACGAGAAAACGCCAAAGTTTTGTATCCGTCGTTTCGTAAAGAGAATGATCGTGTTTGAAATTCTTGGTTGGATTGCAATCGTTATTGCATTCTATTTTATACTACGGCCGTTCTTAATATTCCCCGAGCAGTATGAGAATGAAGAACAAGAAGGCGACTACACCTTGTACTTTTTCTATACAACCTGGTGCGGATGGTCGAAGAAAGCATGGCCTCACTGGAACGAACTAAAACGCTTCTTTGAGAATCGCAGAGTTACCTATGGCGGAAAGCAAGTGAGACTAGTTGCAGTTGATGCCGACAAGCACAGCGACAAGGCCAAGACATTTAATGTAGAAGGATACCCATCTTTCCGCCTGAAAGTCCCCGATCAAGTTCTCGAATTTAGTGGCGCGCCATCAGTAGATAAGTTCCGTGAGTTCCTAAAGCGCACGGTCGGTTATGAAATGGTTGAGTGATCGTGCTGATTTTTCCAAAATATCGTCGATGTTAAAATCTGATAAATCGGAGTCGGAATACAAATTAGGATAATACAAGCATACTGTATTTTTTGTTATCAAACTATTATGCGTGATTTGAGAACTCATAGTGTATAGTTCGTTCAAATAAGTTATAGGCGACAATGATTCAATCAAAGAAGGTGTAATAATGCTCTTTCTTTGTTTGAGTAGCGTTAATATTAGCGCGTCTTTTGGCATAACTGAAGTTATACAAGGTGAAAATATGTTTCCATCAACATACAACTGGCCGTATAATTCAACAGGTCTAAAAATACCGGGAATACAACACGAACATTTCAATGCATCAATGATTGGTATGTTTTTAGAGAATATCGCTGGCACTCCTTTTGATATGTTAGAAGAAATGATGTATAATGGCATATTTGCGTCCCCTATCTTCTTATTCTTTATATCGAGCCCTGCTTTGTTGAACATTTCAGTTAAAGATGATTCGAATACGTCCATTGGATAAAGCCCCTTCGTCGAGAAAGCAGACGAAAGGAATTCGAGCTTAAATGATGGCGTTATTCGCGATGTAGACAAGTACTCTTTCATCAATGGAACCATTTTGTCAAGAGGAAGCTCGAATGCAATATAAGTTGCTATGATTGACCCAATAGACGATCCGTAAACGCCGTTTGGGAACTTGAGCTCTTGATGTTTTGAAAGTTCTAATAGTGCTCCAATGTGAAGAACTCCCTTTATTCCACCGCCTCCAAGACCTAGTGTGCGAAAAGGTAGAGACATTCTCTTTACCGAAGAGTAGTAAGGTAGTTGAAAATGATGCGCGCAAATGATATTTTGAAAGAGCAGGAAGAACGCAGAGAGAATCGCATGTCTGCAATGACACCTGTAATTGAACAGATTGGAACAAAAATACGCCAGCAGGCGATACACAACGCCCGAGCTCCTTATATTTTGTATGAAGTTCCAACCTACGTGTTTGGTTATCCTCTTTTTGACGTCAAAGACGCCGTAGAATTCTTAGTCCGCGAGTTTACTAAAGCGGGGTACTGGGTTTGGGTTGTTGACGGAAGCAGTCCTGGAAGTAGATGCTTATTTATATCGTGGGTCAAACCGGTCAAGACTCGCGATAATGGAAAGCCCATTTTGACTACAAATTACAGGCCTCAAGTATACGATCCTACAACTATAGCATTCATGCCTCGCGATCCTACCGGATAAAAATAAATAACGATAAGAACAAAGATGTCTGGTCCATTTGATTATAATGGCTTTGCAGTTTCTAAATCCGAACCTAAAAAATCACTCAGGACTGTGAAGAAAACACTCTTGATTGATTCTGCAGATCGCGACACAACGAAGTATTTTACCAACGGAGACTTTGTAGTTTATCTCCCGCGCGTTTACGAGAATGTTGTATCTATTCGACTAAAAGCCGCGGAATTTCCACCACTTGCAGCAGTTGCTAATAGCGGAGGTGCAGTTCAGCACCAGTATGCAGCAGGCCAGAATGTACCATCATCATTCCCGGCATCCGGCCAGACTCCAGTCGATGTGGCGATCCCCACTCCCGCTAGCCGTCTCTGGTATTTTTTAGTAGACATTGAAGGTTTGAATAAATCAGATGAAACTGCAGTTGCCGCTTCTAAGTCATCTTTCCCAGATGGATTCTTTGCAAAAATCCCTGCTCTTTCAAGTACTTACAATACCGGAACATTTATCGAGTATAACGATCATTCCGCGCAGGATAACATTTCCAGATATTCACCTGCAATCGGTAAAATCGATCGCCTTCGCATTCGCACCCGTCTTCACAACCAAAAGGATACAAATATTGGATTTATCTACTGGACTACCGATGGATTGATTGCCGGAAAAACCGGGTCTGCTGCTGGAAATGAAAAAGGTGCAGAATTTTCACTAACTCTCGAGATTGAAATGCTAGATAATGCCTTTGATGACTTCTCCAGCATGGAGACTCATCTGCGAGACCGCAGTTAAAAAGTTATCCTATTTTATTTGTTTTTTTAAGTTTTAGTTATTTTTAGTAGAGCTTCTTCATGAGGTACTCCACGTGATTTAGATAGTTTCGAGCCACTAGAAGATTTGAGTTGATGTCAGCGTAAATCTTCAGGCGGTTGTCATCTGATTCCT